GTAACCGTAACGCCGCCATCGTATACAAACGTTACCGTTCCAATCTCTCCGGAACCCTGAACGCCGTCTGGGACAACAGCGTCATCTACCTCAAACGCCACATCCCCAACAGCCCCAGTTCCTTCTACCCCGGTTACCGCATAAATGACCGCTGGTACAGCATCTCCTACGGCACCGGTTCCTTCTACTCCAGTCGGCTCAATAATCAAGCCAACACTAATATTTACGTCACCTACGGCGCCAGTTCCATCAACCCCTACAGGTATAACAATGTCATCCACCTGCACCTGGAAGCCGCCAATCTCACCTACACCTTCAACCCCTGTCGGGACAAAGTCCACGGCAAAGTTGGCGTCATTTACTGCTCCAGCGCCTTGGACTCCAGTGACCGTAAACGCTACAAGCGGGGTTACTGTTCCTGCGGCACCCGTTCCTTCAACTCCTGTGGCCACAATACTGCCACTGATCTGGAACGCTACATCTCCTACTGCTCCGGTTCCCTCTACTCCGGTAACCAGAATTGAATCGTCTACTACTATTAGTACAGTGCCAACTGCCCCTGTACCTTGAACTCCGTCATCAATGGCATAAGCCGGGGATATTCCGCTCCAGGCGTTGTATCCCCAGGCTCCTTCACCCCAACCTTGATTCCATGTTGTGGCTGCCACATTTTCTTCCTATTAAGCGATCCGGATGATGGCCGTTGCCGCAGCAGCAGCCGGGAACTGCACCTGAAAATCTCCGGAACTGACTTGCTGGTCACCACCGAAGCTCAGAACTGCACAAGCTGCGTTGGATGCCGACGAGTTGTAAATAATCGCGCCAGAGGTGGTAAACGTTGCAGTTGACCAGGTGGTGTTGTCAAAGTCACACACTGCGGTCGTGCCGTCAGCAACCGGAGTCACCGAGGTCAGCGTGTTTCCGCCAGTTGTGTAGCCAGAACCGTTGGGCAGCTCGTCGCTGTTGCCGGTCAGGTTTGAATAGTTTGTCGTAGCAGCGCCGTAGGTGCCGGTGATAGAGGCAGTAGCCTTACCAAGAGCAATCTTAAACGTGTTACCACCGGGGTTTGAAAAGTTGTGAACAGCTTTCAGGATTTCTACCTTAAAGCTGGTGGGCATAGCTGTTGTAAATCCGGCCATGTTATTTCTCCAAAAGTTGAGTTAATTCAGGATGTCCCGCATCGCGGAGACGGTTAGCAATCGTGGTGTGATTGGACTTTACGCACTGCTTGCCGTAGCTCACCAGCACCGCACGAATGTGTTGACGGAAAGCCTCGGCCTGTTGACGGATCACAGGGTCGGCTGTCCCACTAATTGAAATGATTCGGTCAAGGGCGTTATCGGCCAGCTCTTCCGGGGTAAAGCCACGGCCAGACACAGCCATTGCCTTAATATCCCCTAACAAAGCACCACCAGAAGCTGAAAGCATTACGCCACCTTAACCCTAACTTGCCCATCGCGGTAGGCATCTTCACGCAGTTTGCCATCTGCCATGTTCTTAAGCAAGGCAATTGACTGAACATAGCGGTCGTTGTACAACTGAACCAAGTCTGGCTCACCCTTCATAAAGGTTATCGCCTCGACCATAGCCGCATTAAACAGCGCCGAAACAAAGTTGTCGCCAAGCCACGAAGTACCCGCAGTAACAATACTCTCAGGATAGTAGCCATAGTGCAGCTCGATGGTATAGGTCAGGTTAGGCGTTGGCCCCAGAATGAACGTGTTTTCGTCAAAGTAGGCGTAGTGAGTAGGTTTTCCGGTTGTGGCTGGGAAAGGAAACGCTTGACGAATGTAGTTCACATCCTTGTTCAGCAGGTATTCATAGGCCCCAGTAGTAGGATCCACCACAGCCATCGAGTACGTATAGAGAAAGTCAGACGGCATGGCCAGGTACTTATTGTTGGCCGTGGTCGTGCCTGTGACATTCTTACGAATGGCAGGCGGCTGGCAGGAGTTGTAGATCCGCTGCTCAGCTAACTTTGTAAACGTAGCGTACTCGTCCTCTGTGAACGTATTTTCACAGTAGTCGGCTATGTTGGCTTTTAACTGGGTATAGTTCATTTAGCCCATCTTTGTGCTGTGCTTGGTTGCCTTGGTCGCTGCGCCAGTACCGCGAGTCTTCTGAGTCTGGGTGCTGGGGATAGCGTTGGGGTAACCGTTTTTGCCAGTATCGGCTTGAGCGTAATCCTTGGGCTGGGTGTATTTACCCACCGGATCCTTGGTCTCAGCCGGGAAATAGTTGAACTTGTCGGTATTCATATTAGATCCCTGACTTAGGTACTTTACGAACGGGCGAGAGCTGGTTGGCAACTTTTGCCATGCCACGGCCTAGCTTCTTCATTTCCAAATTGGTCTTGCCGCCGGCGCGGTAACCTTTGCCGTGCATCCGCTTCTCGTGAGCCTTGACTTCCGCCTTGGCTACTTTTTTCATCATTTTGTCCATTTCCTACTCCTACGTGATGTTGATCGTTACTTGTCCTACGCCACCAAATCCTACAACTTGTCCTATTGCAAAAGTATCAGCAGGTTCGATCGGGCCAATCTGCAATTGCAGTATCAATGCTCGGCTTTGCGGGTATCCGGGGAAGTCGGGACGGGGGTTACGCAGGGCTTGGGGATCATCTACTGGATACATTCCAAGCTGGAGCTGCGGTTGATCCGGGTTCCAACACTCCGGGCAGGCCAGAATATTGACGTTTTTGGTCTTGATTACGAGCTGCTTTAACTCCTTTAATTTGTACCGGAAGCCACAAATGTCGCACTCCGATATTGCAATCTTGCCACTGGCAAACCTGTTTCCCATGACTTACCCAATAAACATCTGTCGTGGTACGAACCGGTCTGCCGCCTTTTCTCTATCTTCTCCAGCCGCCAAGTTCCAAGCCTCGTCATACGCGGTCTTAAGAAATTCCAGCCGTGGTGTCCCTTCCGGTATTTTCATCGCAATGTAGTAGGCAAGTCCAGCTACAAAGCAGTTAAAAAACCGCCAGGGAATGTCCATCGTATTCGTGCCGTTGCCGGCGTCCTGAATCCGGCGCATCCGCCAGTACACAAACTGGTAATAGGGGTTACCCTGAGTGCCTTGATCCGGTACCGGCCACACGGTAACCCGTGGGTTGGCGGTCTCACCAGGACGGTAGTTGCTGGTTGCCGGGTAAGCCTGGCCAGTCAGGCGCTCTACCCAAACCTGGATAGGACGGGCCTGGGTCAGTTTGTTGGGGATTGTGGCGTAGGTTGAGGAGCTGATCCGGGTGATCGTCAGATCGGCCTGTGTAGCCTCATTTCCAGCCCCTGTGCGGATCACGTGATCCAGCAGATCCACGGTATCTACGGGCAGGTTGTAGGTGGCTGTACCTTGTACCAGGTTGATCGTCCCCTGTTCGATCGTGAACAGGTTAATCCCACGGTTACCCCAGTCGGCCAGCATCAGGTTTATGCTTCGACGGGCGGTGCGCAGGTCATAGCCGGAGCGCATCTCACGGCCAGCCCGCTCGAACGCCTCCTCGCAAAGCTCGTTGAGGTCTGGATTAAAAAGGTTCGTTCCGGATGTAGTCACGTTACTTTCCTATACGCAGCAGTCTTTGCAGCCACCCGCTTGGGCTGGGAGACAAACTGTTTTCCTGCGGCTTTTCCGGCTCGCTTGGCACGGGTTGTAGCAGCGTACTCTTGCGGGGAGAGCGCTTGGATGGCGGCTTTTGGGAGGTATCTTTCCCCCGTCGCTTTACTTCCCTGCGTAGAAGGTTTGCCACTTTTAGTTCCCCACTTTTGCTCTGTCCATGCCTTTAGACTTCTCTGCGGCTTTTTCAAGTTCGACATCTCGTTGCCTCTGCCTGATCTTTCTTAAGTCCTGTGAAGCCTGCAATATCCAGAGAAAAACATCCCCGTCCCGTTGGCGGTCATACACCGGGAACTTAATCCCGGTACCCACCGTAACTCCCAAACATCTTTAAATACTCCAGAGCATTTTGCAACACTTTTTCACTGTCCTGGAACATACCCAAAGCCCTATTACACTGTTTACACAGCACGCCGCGAAACTCGCCGGTAACGTGGTTGTGGTCAATTGCGCTATCTATCAATTCAATTTCTTTCTTGCAGATTGCACAACATTCCTCTTGCCGTTCGTAAGCATCAATTAACTGCTCTGGTGTGATGCCCCGCCTGGCGCAACGTTTTGCCAGCGTCCAACTGTCTTTCTCTCTGTACTGCCGAACCCGATCAGGGTTCTCTTCCGTCCACTTCCGGTGTTCTTTGTAGAGACAAGTGTTGCACCTGCTTTTTAACAAGTGCTTTTGAGCGCCACCTCGACTTCTAAACAAATCAAGGATCTTCTCTTCCCCGCACATTGTGCAGGTTTTAGTCTCTATAGCCTCCACCTTTGGCCTTATATTGTTTAGCCAGCATTTGTGCTTTGCGCCCGCTCCACTGGCCTGGTGCGCCACCCTTTCCGCCAGCCTTAATGCTTTCAAACAAACGCTTGCGCATGCCGGGTTTGGTGTAATTGCCAGCCTCATTGACACGAGACACCTGGCCGCCTTCAGCGTACATAGTGAACTCATCCCCGTCTTTACGGGTGCCAGTCTTTGGCCCTGGCATCTTTGATGGGGCAATCGCCCCCATTCCCCGGCTAGCTCTCATCTCAGCAAGCCTTTCCGCCGCCCATCATCTTGACCATCTTGCCACGGGTCTTGCCCTTGATCTCGATGCCGCCGCCACGAGCATAGCCCTTAGCCTTGCCGCCTTTTTTCATGCCGGCCTCAGCCATCTCATGCTTAATCATGGACTTGGGAGCGCCTTTTTTCTTCATAAAGGACACTTCTTTTTCCATCATTTTCTTTGACTCTTTCATATCGCCACCTTTCTTCATGCCCATGTTGCCCATTTGGGCGGATGTTGGGAGAGTTTTGTTGATTCCAGATTTCATTTCTT